CCTACCTCGGTCTCACGGGTCGATTGCTTGCCCTGCGTGTTGGGGTGGTTCATGTGGGCTTGGGCAGCGGCGCGGTGATGGTCAGCGTCGCCACCACTGGAGCCGCTAGTAGCGAACTTGCCACCCTTCCCACGTGGGTGGTCAGACTCTTTGAAGGTGGCGTCGCCAGTTCCTTTTTTTGCCTGAATCCGTTTCTTGGCCTCAGCAAGGTCACTTTCTGCCTCTTCGCGTCGAACGGACTTGAGCCGGGAGAGCTGAGGCTGCTTGACGATCTTCCGGGACTCCTTGAGCTGTTCGGCTTGCAGGTTCCGGTTGGCCTGAGTCATCGGAGTGTACTTGGGAGCAGGTTTGTCACCATTCTTCCCCAACTTGGCCTCGTGCCCTTTGGCCAAACTAGACCAAAGAGCAGCCTTTTTCAGCGGGGCTTTCTTCCGGTCGGGGTCCACCGTGTTATCGGCTTCAGCAAAAGCCGCTGATGCTACTTGATGAGCTTCTGCCGCGTCAGCGTGATGTGGGTAGTCAGGATGTGACCCACCTTTTTCCTTCATCAAGGTCCGGTGCTTCAAGACAGAAGCCGAATGGGCCTGACTGGAACCATGGCCAAACTGGCCATTACTGGCACGAGGGTGCTTCGATTCCTCGAAGGCGTCACCGACTTTTTTCTTCAACCAAATATGGAGGGCCATGTCAATTCCTTTTCTTGCGACTGCGTATTGCGTAATCTGCTGCGTTCCTCATCTGGCCGGTATCGACCAGAGTCTTGGCGAAATCCATGGACGGTGCGTAACCCATGGAACGACTCAAGAGTTCAAGGCCCGCCCCTTTGCGGCCACGACGGGCACGCGCCCTCAGAGTGGCGTCGGCAAGGGGTGGTGGGATGCCCTCGTTGATCTTGTTCTGGATGGCCAGCTTGGCGATGAGGCCGACCTGGTGAAGACCTTGCTCCACCACCACTGAGTCAGCGCCGCGACTGACCACGGCCGTCAGGACCTGGCTCAGCTTCCCAGCCACTTTGTCGCGGGCCTCAGCCATCGCCGGGGCCATAAATGGGCGGGCCGGGATGTTCTGTTCGGGCGCGCCGTGGTCATGGATGTAGGCAAGGCTGGCATTGGTAATACCGGCTCCCATCTCCTGTCGGTCGGCATTCTCGTCCGGGAAGCCGGCCAGCACTTCGGTATCAGCTAGGAGCATGAGTCGGGCACTAATGGCCTCGAAAGAGCCGCGACCCTTAATCTGGATGCCGGTCATTAGACGAAGGGCCCGTTCCAAGCCCCGTAAAACCCGTCCTCAGCCGTCGGAGCGCCCACCTGAATGGGACCGGCACCAATCATGCTCAAAAGCTGTTTATAGCGCAGTCCGTAGGTGCTCAGGTTCCAATGCCCGTTAGCCGGGTCCATAGCCGAGCTGGCATCCCGGCTATAGCTCACCTTGTCGACACTGGCGGAGGTCGTGGGACCAACGACCTGGCCGGGCAAGCCCCCACCGGCTGCACCAGTCTTGGAAGCAGCCTGCAAGCACAGGTTGTGGGCCACGAAGAGTTGGGCACCGAAGTCGAGGAGTTCGCCCCACCGGTCGGAGTTGAGGAGCTTGGCACTGAGGTCAAGCCAGAACTGGATTTCGGGTTGCGGGTATGTGGGTGCGTCGGTGAACTCGGGGAACGCTGCCCGGAAGCTAACTACGGTGACGGTCATGGTTCCCCTTGTCGGTTATTTGGACGGCTCGTGGACTTTGACGCCCTGCACCTTCGAGTACCAGTGCTTGACATGGCTTTCGGGCACTTCTTCCATGCCGGCGTCGTAGTGGAACGTGCGGCCCTTGTCGTCGGTCAGCTTGAAGGTTTTGGGAATGACGGCGATGACCATCTTTTCCCCGGCTTCCTCTGCTTCCTCACGCGCCTGTTCTTTCAAGGTGGGAGGGATGCGCACGGGCTCGTCGATGAGAGCACGCCGCGAAGATTTGTTGGCTGTTGCCATGTTTGAAAATTCTCCATTGTTGAAACGCCAATAACGGGGACCGAAGCCCCCGTTATTTATAC